TTATAAACTATAAAACTCTTCGGGGCGATTTTGCAATATGTACTGACATTGTTGATCAATCATAGCCGTTCTAATAGTATCCTCGATATTGTTATTGATCACAATATCATATACGTTCGGAACAGCTACATACACAAATCCATTGTGTATACTTAGATCTGCACAGTGCAAGTAAATTGTAACCCCATCACAATCTAGTATTTTATGCATAGCAAACTACCTCCTAAATTATAATGTGCTTAAACAAGACTCTATTTTTTGAGTTAATGTACATTTACACTTAAGTGGCTAGATCTAGTTGCATTAAGTTTAACATTTAACAAATAGAGTTGCTATCATTTTTTGACATTTTTTCAGAAAAATGTGTATTAATTTCAATACAATACGCTCAATATTGTTGAGCATATATATTATTACGCACAATATTAATTAGCATTTTCAGTTTACAGCATCTATTATTGCTATACTCATCTAGGGTGATTGCATGGATATAGGTACTAAAATAAAAGAGATGAGAAAAGATAAAAAATTGACTCAACAGCAATTGGCTGATATGATTTCGGTGACACGGTCATCGTTACAAAAGTATGAAAATGGTGAAACGGCAATAACAATTGAACTCCTGGAGAACATAGCTGCCGCACTCAATGTTGATATCATAAGCTTTTTTACTGATGACGTGGATGATATTTTAATTCTTTTAAAAAAGAGGTTTAATTTAAAGGATAATTCTAAAGGACAACTTGAATATGATTTCAGATTGTTTATAGATTTCTTACGGTATAAGTACAGGTAGGTTTCTTAATATGAGTGGATTCTCTGTTTAATTTTTTCTACTTAATATTAGTATACCTTGGTTTTAAAAATATATAACTCAAAAATATTACAATTCGATTACAAAAAAAGAGAGAGATTATTACGGTATGGCTCTCTCTTTTTTAAAGATATTTTTAAAAGAATTCTTTAGGATTTATACAAATTATAGGTACAACCGGGCTTCTAACTTTTTTGCTACATACATATAATATCTTGAATGAATTAAAATACTTTCTTTCTCTATATACTTTTTCGTATATGGAGATTTTTTTATTTAAGGTGTTGTTGAATCTCTCTATCTCTATCATTAATACCCCGTATTCATTGCTTTTTTGTATTCCTATCACTGCATCAGGTCTGGCACCATCAAGTTTGACCTCTCGCCTAAAGTTAAGCACCTCATATCCCTTGCTTCGGATCCAGAGGATAGAACGTGCTGCCATATCCATATGTTCTATTTGTCGAGGTTTATTCCCAGTATAATAAAAGTATTTTGCATTAGGATTTTCCCTATAACGCTTGCAATACCCTTCATCAACCATCTTTTCAAGTCGGTACATTGCTACTCTATAGGATGGATAAAATAGTATGTGTATAATATCACTACGGCAAGGATTCTTTTTTATAAATTCTAGTGCTTTATTATCTCTCTCGGTAAGCAACGAAATCACCCCCTAAACAAGACTTTCTATCTTTTTAATATCATCCTTAGTAGCCTTTTTAAGATCTTCATTAGGTGCTTCTTTTGCCTGATTCTGATAGGTACTAAATGTAGCTTTTTTAGTTAGGTACTCTTTTAATGTGCACTCTATTTCTTTTGTAGTCATATAAAGGCTCTGGAATATAATATCATCATGTTTTTCATCATTGAGGATGCCTCGACCTGGTGGAGCTGTTTTAAGTTCTCTGCTGGCAAGATAATTGCCATGGCCTAACACTATCTCTGAATCTACATCGTATTTAACTTTGAAACATATTGTAGTGCGCAAATTGGCCTTAATACGCGTGTCTAAAGTTTTGAAGTCAGGCCTCTGTATAGTTAATATTACGCTTATATTTGCGGCTCTGCTAAGGTTTAAGAGCAAGAATAATAGTTCTGCTGCAGCTTTATTATTGAATAGCAGGCTATATTCCTCTATAACAAAAACTATAGGTTTCATAGGTGATTTTTTAAACTTGGCATTATACTCTTTATAATCAACACAATTTCCATTGTTCAATGTTATATATCGCTTCATCATTATCTCATGCAGCTCTTGCATCATCTGTATAGTATCTTCTTGGAAAATAGTATACCTAGTGCAATTACTGGCTCTACTAAATAATTTAGTTGTTACGCCACCTTTTAGATCTGCTATCCATAGCTCGCCTTTTGCTATAAGTCCTTTTGTTTGCAATATAAATTGTACTAGCAACTGCCTTAATAGCTCGCTTTTTCCACTTCCAGTAGTCCCTGATATGAGCATGTGACAGTCACTAGAATTAAGGTCTATTACTTCTATATTTTCACCTTTAATACTTTGGCTATATCCTGCTGAAAACTTCATCAAATCCTTTTGAAGATGATCTGTTGTGAATTTATATAATGCACCTAATGCCTTATGAAATGTCTGTATAATCACATTGAAGTTATCAGCTATATCTATCTTAACTTTTTTCTTTAGAGCATTTTCTATTTCATTTTGTTTTGATTTGATCTGATCTCCTGATAATCCAGCAGGTACATAATAGACTTTCTGCTCTCCTACGTCTGTTTTAATAGTTTTAATGCAAATAGGCACCTTCTCATCTTTTGTGACTAGCCCTATATTTTCCCACATTTTGTTTTGTTTAAACTCAAAGTTCTCCCAAAATGCTAACCCGACACTTCCGACTGTAGCTACTACGCCAGGAACTAAAAGGAATGGGAAAGTTGCTGATAGGGCCAGGCTACCAACTCCACCGAGAAACATATACGCGAATGCTTCATAATCATTTTCTTTATTTTTGCTCATTGCTACTTCCCCTTTATAACTATATCGTAAAATGATCTAACTATATCTTTCCCAACTTTCCCAGACTCTCTTAAAAATTCATTTAGATATGACTCTTCACCTTTCTCATATTCATACTCATCTTCCTCTTCAGGGTGTGTGGCTTTGTAAAGTTCATGGCAACCTTTGATTAAACCCTCTAATACTTCATATGGATTATTGTGTGTACGACCATATTTAGACATCTACGTTACCTCCTTTAGGTATTCAAACCAACTATTCAAACCGTTTGTATAGTAAAACATTGTATTATCAAGCTATGGATAAACTGTTTTATGTGTGCCTATGAGGAAATGAGCGAGTGAAGTTGGAGCGAATGACGAATAACGCGGCCGACGTGCGACGCCAACGGCCTTACCCTATTCGAATTTAATTAATTTTTTTGCGAATATACGATTAACTTCCCTTTGATTCATATTTCCTGATTCAATAGCATCTAGAAAATATAAAATTGCCTCTACAATTAGTTCGCTAGCATTACTACTATTTTTAAGCACCTTACCGACTAATTCATTTGAAATATAAATGTGTTTATCCATAATACCTCCCTTTCCTGTACAGTTTCTGGCTATTTTGTAGCTATAATAATTTATATGCACAAAAATTTCATATATGTGAAATTTAAATACATTTTATTGAAGATAACTTTTATTTGTAAAATATTTACAGTATACTATAGTAAACAAGGAGGGATAAAATGTTTGACTATACACCTTTACGAGTTATGTTAGCTAGAAAAAACTTAAAAAAAGGATATCTTAATGATGTCGTAGGCTTACATACTACTGTTACAGCAAAAATAAGTAAGAATAAATATATAAGCAGCCATGCTCTGGATACTATATGCCAACATTTTGAGTGTCAACTTTCCGATATTTGCGAAATAAAAAAAGACCCTAGCAATTAGATGCTTGGGTCCTTTCCTCGTATAGATATTAGCATTAATCCAATTTAATGCTAAACATGTTTGATAGTACATTCGCCTCATCATTTTTCAAATATGACTCTGTAGTTCCGGTGTCTTCGTGATGAGCATAGACCTTAAGCTCCTCTAAGGAGAATCCTTTCTCTCTTTTAAGTTCTTTGCATATGTAGTGAGTGCCACGCTTCATATTCTCAATGGCGCTATGGCGGAAGCTATGAGGTGTAATTTTTATTTCTTTACCCTCTATTTCACTAAGGATTTTTCTAAGTGTCATAGTCCATTCATATAATGAGCTGTACCTCGCTGGCCTAACGCGCTCTTGCCCTTCATAACATACCCAAAGGCTATCATAGTCATCCGTTCTGGTATCTAAATAAAGTTTAAGGCTCTCTTTGCTTCTTGAGAAATATAAAAGAGGGAATTGTTTTCCCCCTTTGCCTTCTACAATATTCGTATAATTTCTGTTAAGTAAATCTCTCTTTTTAATTTGCAATACTTCTTTTCTTCTGCCAGCACTATCGTAATAGATATCAGTAAGTGCTAATAGCTTGTACTTCTTTTTCTCAATTAAATGCTTCCTGATTTTGCTTATCTGTTCATCAGTTAGGAATATAATTTCTCTCTCAGCTTTTTTAGGTACACCTTTGACTTTCTTGGATTTATTGTATTCATAGTCATAGTCATCATCGTCCTCTGCAAAATCTAGCATACTATGAAGTGCACTCATAACTCTGCAGCATCTCGCACTGGAAACCTCTCTTTCATCTAAGAACCACATTTTGATTCGGCGAAAGTCTTTTTTATTTAATTGTAATATGTCTTTGTTATCAAGTTCATCATGTATGTACACTAATATCATTTTTAGATCTGCTGCATATTGCTTAATTGTTTCTGGACTTTTTTTATTGCTTTTCATCTCTAAAACAAAGTCTTCCAACAACTCCTTATTTCTTCTATTAACCTTTAACCATTTTTCTGCTGTATATACTTTTCTCAACATAATTTTTCCTCCTTTGATTTTTTTAGACTTATTTGGTCGTATAATTAAAGGATACCGTCGTAATCGAAAAATATAACAAAACTGATATTGGATTAAAAAAATCATTTTAAATTGGATTTAGCAATATGTTAGAAACATGATGCTCTTTCTACTCTTTTTCTATTCTTTTTTATTGGTAACAACCATTGGTCATGGCAAATGTTTATAAACGTTGAAAATACGAGATTCTTTGACCCAACTGAAGATCATGAATGTATCTGGGAATGTTACTTTTTGCATTTCTAAAAAACTGAGCAATTATGATATAAATATTTTTTAAAAGATACTGAAAAAACTTCTTTTGGAAAGCCAAAAAAAGGCAGAGCCGTAGCCCTACCTTTAAATTTTCGAAGCTACTTTTATGAGCAGGCTCCTAATGTATTCAGTTTTAAATTGTTTATCATCCCAGATCTTGCGCTGTCCTATAATGCCTTTTTCAACAAGCGCATCTATAGACGCAAAATAGTTTGTAGCTCCAAATAGCGCACCTATCTTTTCAATTAATGCCTGTGCATACATAAGATTCATTCTATCAATATTGTTCCATGAAGCCTCATTAATGTTAACTCCGGACCTTACTAATTTTGATACCGCATTAATAAGCGGCACATCATGTTGAGTAACAACTATCTTATATTCAGATACAATAACATCTGCTATAGCCTTAGCAATTCTCTCCTGGTAAATGTTATCTTTTAATAATGTGCAGTCCCTATAGTTTGAAATAAAGCCACATTCAACTAAAACAGATGCTCTAAACCCATTCAAAACTCCTAAATCATTCCTTAGTTTTGCCCCACGGTTGTTCGCACCAGTAACTCTGCACATGGCATCACATAATTTTTTACCTAGGATATTCTCATGCTTATACAGGACTTCTATCCCGTTTGCGGATATATTGGCAGCACTATTAATATGTATACTAATAAGTAAGTCAACTCCAAGAGCTTGCGCTTTTCTAGGTCTTTCAGATACACTTATTGTATCTTCTTCAGACTCCCTTGTTAAGAAGCATATTATTTTGTGTTTCTCCAGTTCTAACTTGAGTCGTTTTGATATTTGTAATGCAAGTGCAGATTCCTTCTGGCCGTTACCAGTTGCTCCATAATCTAAAGAGTTATTCCTATGTCCTGGATCAATTAGTATTTTCATTCTTGATCACACTCCCTATATTTATTACTTGTTCTTTTGGTTTTTTATCTATTTCCTGAAGAACTGAATTAATAAGCATATCCAATGTTTCTTGATCTATATGGATACCTCTCTTTTGTAGCCATGCGATAACATAATTTCGCTTCTCAGGACCAGCTTTCACAGCTTTCTTATAAATAAACTCAGCCGCTTTTACTGCTGCAGCTACATACCACTCATTTTTAAGCGTCTTTAACCATGGTACTAAAATATAAGTTACTAAGCCAACAAATACCAGCAATACCGCCCTTATTAAAATTAAAGTTAATCCACTAATTTCTATCATCTTCACTACCTCCATCAAATGTTTTTAATATTTTAAATGCTTTTCTTTGCTTCAAGATCTGATGAAGCATAACAGACGCTGCCGCGGCAAAATAACCCTGTCCTATTGCTGTTACAAAAAGAAGTACCCACCTCATTACATCATCTGGCTTATTCATACTTAGGCAAGCCATAGTTGAAATAGCAATGCCTATGTAAGCTAACACTTCTGGGATAAGGCTATCATCAATCTTTTTACTTTTCTTTAGGACCATACCGAGCCACATTAAAAAGGGGATTGTATAAAATGTCTCAACTGTGATGTACTCCCGGATAATGCTTGCAATGCTTTCGGTTTCATTCATGCTATTCACTCCTCTTTCCAAGTTCATCAATTCTATGGTGTGCAGACTTAACACTTTCTTTTACTGTTGTAAGTTCCACACGAAAGTCCATATTTACCTTTTCTTGCGCTCTCATATCAATTCTGATGTCCTCTATTCCTCGCTTGATATAACTTATGTCTGTCTTTAATCCTCCCCGTTCCTCACCAGATTCTAAACTTTCTTTTGCAATCTTTTCTTTCTCGGTTTTTGCACCTTTTGATTGTCCAATTATAAAGCTCGCAATAGAACATAGACCGACGAATAAACTAACAAATGCAACTACTGTGCCACTTATTTGCATTACATCACTCTCCTTACTTGCTGTTATATAATTTAAAATTATTTGAAATATCTTTCCTATTCTCCTATAATTAATTTATCAGCTCGACCAAGCTGAAATACAAAAGAAAGGTGATGATAATATGAGTTTTGAACTTACTGGTTTAGATGAATTTGAAAAAGGCCTCCAAGATCTGGCAGATAGAGCTGAAGCTTTAGATGGCGAACATGAAGTTACTTTTGAAGATTTATTCGTTGAGGATTTCATGGCATCTTGCACTCAATTTTCAAGTATTGATGAACTATTTGAAAAAAGTCCATTTGTTGTAAATTCTCCTGAGGACTTTGAAGCTATTCCTGATGATGAATTAGATACATATATCTCCGAAGTAACTCAATTTGAGTCATGGGAAGATATGCTAAGTGAAGCCGGCGCGCAATATGCAGCAAGACAATTAGGCTTCTAACAATTTATAATCACTGATACTTCTGAACGTTTGGTACAAGTTGCTTCTATAGAACGTGTACCGTTCTTTTTTATTGTCATAAAGTTAATTTTGCACATCAACTTTGAGCCGATCTTATTCATTTCATTGCCTCCCATCTTATAATTTCTGTTAAAAGAGGGCATAAAAATAAGCCCTCTACGGACCTTAAAAAATGATTATTTGTTTATACTTGCGGCGTTGCTAAAATCATATTTGCTTCTTCTTCTGTAATATACAAAGGGACATAACTTCTTACCTTCGTTTCATTAATTCTTCTCATAACCCACATATTTAAAATAAATCCATACATCTTACATTCCTCCCATCATATCCATGATAAATAATAAAGCATCTTCTGTTGATTGTAACCTTTGTTTTAAGGCTTCAAATTCACTTGGTTTTGGTTCAGAAATTGGCTTTAACTCGCTGAATTCCCTAGTTTCTGTGTTGAACTTATTGTACTGTTGTGCTTTTTCGTATTCTTCTAGCGTCAACGCTACCATATTTTCTTGTTCTTCAAACGTGTCGATCACTTGTAAAATTGTATTATTCTCGCTAATTTGCAAATAGTAGTATCGCATATATGCCCCCTATCAAGGATTTAAGTAATAGTGCAAGCCTACTCTTAGGCCAGCAGCTGCGGTGTCTAATCTACCGTAAAACTGAAAGTTGTTGTTAAACGGTATGTCTAATGCGTGCGAAGATCCATATCCGGCATCCGTTGTGAACACTGTAGTCGGGTCGCTTGTTATATTGATTACCGTAACCCCGTCTACCACAATCCTTATGTCTCTTAAATAGAAGTGTGCGTGTGACATTATTCTTACCATACCGCCTTTTGCGTTTGTGTAGCTTTTTATTAGCTGCTCAGTTGTTACCGCAGCCATAGTTATTCTCTCAAATTGATATGTTTTTCCCACAATATCACCCCCAAACTTTTGGCACGCCGCCTTAACTAAAGCTGGCGTCATATACTTAATATTGTCTGTACCAGCTTGCGCTTCCGCAGTAGTTGCTACAGCTGGGTTATCGCAACGTACCCAGCCCGACCAAACACCGCTGAAATAGTTACGTAAATACATAGAGACACCGCCGTTATACTGTTCGGCCACTTGTACTCTATTACTATTTGTGTCTATGCCACCATAAAAATATGTTTGAATGTGCCAGTAATAACCTGTATTTGGCGTATTAGCGTGGTTTGTAAGTATAAGTCCTTCTACTGTTGTATTTGGGTCTTGTGTGATAGTACCACGGTTCCGCATTGGCATTTGTTTCACATTGTCTAACGATTCTAGTTCTACATCTGCTTTACTAAGTACAACCGCTCCAGTTTTACTAGCCACTGATGTAACTGGGTATGATATATTACCAACCGCCTCTAAACAATCACTTATTTGTTCACGTATATCTGGATGAGACGAGCCGCTATTACTATGATTATCTAGGTCGGTTAAAGTTAGGTATATTAAGCTGTTGTCTATCGCTGCAGAAATGTTTGTGGCATTACCTATTGTCGCAACTATATCTAATCTTTTTTCAAGTATTTCACTGCCGCCTCCTGCTGGTATATACTCAGCTAAGTTTCCGGCATTTCCATAGCAATATAATGTTTCTATCCCTGTATCTGGATCTGCCGCAAAAAGTCCAACTTCTCGCCAATAAAATCCTGTTAAGATATCACTATTATTAAGGATTCCCCCAACTGTGGCAGTGCTACTGCTTGTTTTAATAGTGGTTATAGAGATATTCTTTTTAGGACTAATAAGTGCATTAAGCGCCTGAATCGCTGCGCCGCCTAATTGTCCGTCCCCTATTTGTAACTTTGTAAAATTAAGCTGTTTACCAGCTTGTGCTTTTGCTTGTAATATGCGACCTTTATCAGTAAATATAATACTTCCAAAGCTCATAATCTTATCACGCTCCTTGTATTAGCGTTATGCTATCACCTGTATGCAGCACAAATCCATAGTGTACAGATAAGTCTGCTACCATATTAACTAAAACTTCTTCAAGCCTTGTACTGAGTCTTTTAACCTTATTAACTGCGGCATTAAATTGTTCAGCCTTTTCCCCTGTAACACTAATATTTGATGTTAATACCTTGAAGTGATATGGTGCCCCGCCATATTCATACCACTCCTCTATTACTCCATCACCAAAATAATCCTTGATTACCTGCTCAATAGCGTAGTTAGTGCCTAAAAAGCTAAATACTTTATCACAATTTTTAATGAGATTTCTTTTTATTTCGATCTCAGCGTTAGGATCATACCAAAAAATATTCTTTTCTGTAGCTATTTCATCCAACATTGCATCGCTCATAGTATCTATGTTTGAAGATATGATACACTTAGTTACATCAATGGCATTGAGTTGGGGATTAATAGCTTCACATAGTGCTACTGTTGTCTTATCTGACTTCATACTATTTGTTTGTAGAGATAATAAGTCTAATTGATTAAGATTCATGTTATCCCTCCTTATTCTAATCCGCCATATGTAATTGTTACTGAGTTCACTTTAGCTATTTGTATGGCTTCAATTTCAGTATAGGCTGGTGCCGTAAGTGCAATTCTACTTGCTCCTGCATTCAACATAAGATTCCTTAGTCTGTCAGGATTAATATGTCTGCCTATTTTAGTATCTTGCCACGCTGTATATTCTTCAATAGCTTTATCTATAGCAGATCTTATAGTTATTTCCTCAGTCTGATTATCACTGCCAATATAATAAGTCAGTGTAATATTATAATTTATTACTTCAGGAGCTGCAGCTGATACATAGTCAGTCTGTGGTCTTACGTGTTTAGGACTACAACTTGCTTCTACCTTTTGTAAAACCGCCTCACTTGGTAATTCACCGTTCTTCATTACCACAGTAATAAGGACTTCTCCAGGATTAGGAGATGTAGGCACTACATCTTGTATATTTGCATCAGCACTTTTGGCATAGTAAATATATCCTAGTTCATGGCCAGCTGTGCTAATTTTAGAGTTTGCAAGCCGTATCCTTCCGCGGTAACCGCTCCATATATTAATACCATCATCATCAGGCTCAGTATCAGCTCCGCCGCTGCTTGTATCAATATTAGAAACTTGACCAATAAACGGAATGATATCTACAAGAGTTTTTACTTGTCCAGGTGAAAACCCATTATGATCAGCTCCTGCAACAGTGGCCTCTGTAAGAATATCACTATATAATTCGCCAGATAGAACAGTCTTTTCTTTCACTGTTTCAAAAAAACAAACACCATCTGGAGTAATCCTGGTGCCTTTTGGAATAACTATATTATTATTTTGTGCGGCTGATAGTGTAAATCTCATAATACAGCTTGCTTTTTGGGGTTCTAAACGGATGACATCTTTGCTTTCACCAATCGCATCTAAGACCTCATCCCTTGCGTATCGTAAGAGGTTTTGTTTAGCACTTTCATTAATAGCATTAAAGATGGCTACAATAAGCTGCGTTTCTTGTTCTAAAAAAATTCTTCTCTCATCTCCAGGATAGAGAACTTCTCCAAGAGCTGTCTGAAACATTATTAAAATTTCATTATAAATTTTCTTTGCATCAACTTCTATAAACTGAATGCTCAAACTTCAATCACCACCTTCAAGCTTATGTTACCGAAACTATCTAATCCTATTGGAGTAACACTTTGAACTGTAGCATTCGGCTCATACGTTTCAATTAAACGGTAGACCTCAGCTACATACAGAGCCACTGCATCATCAAAAGGCATATCCAAGATATTAGGATCTAATCCCTTTGTTCTATCATAAGCAACTTCATATCGCCAAGTGCTAATAAGATTTCTAACATTTTGCAAAGTTCTTTGAGTATCTTTAGCTGTCCAATCTAATTTAAATTCTTGAGATGTATCTATTTCATATAACATATCCATCTCCTTCTTACATTTGTCTTTCGAGCACTTTAAAGTTAGTCGCAGTACTCACTTTTAATTCTGCTTTTTCAGTTGGCTTTAGTGCTTCATAAACAGAACTAGTATCTTTTGCCTTCTTAGTTTTAGTGCTCTTTTTTGATTTTGAGGATTCTTTTTTGTTTCCTTTACTGACATACTCGTCAAATTTGAGAGAAACATCCGCTGAAAGTATATTCCCTTTAATATCCACATTAGGTTTTGTACCACTTACATCTACTAATAGCCATTTTGTATCGAGAAAAGGTTTGCCATTTAATAAAAACGGATAGGGTTTAGCATCATCAAGAATTTTCATCCACTGATTAATCTGATCCAGTGGATGAACTCCTAATGCACTATCAAGGTGAATCTTAATACTAAATGTGTCAAGATTAGCATTCTTAACATATGTGCTAGGTTTTTTGCCTGGATTATCTTGTTTTTCAGTATCTAAGCTTGCTGCAAAGGTTAGATCATCAAATGTAATTGTTTTATCAGCACTTACCACAAATCCTTTTGTTCCGAAGGTCGCAATGTACATTAAACCACCACCTTTTTAAGTATGCCAGTTATAGCTCCTGCAGATAAGTTGTTATCAAAAAAAGCAACTACAACCTCATCCCCTACCGCTATTTCTCCAACCTCTAGACATTTTGGCAAAAGATTACTTAAATAACTTTTTTCTTTTATAAATACTTTAAATAAACCATTATCAGTGCTTGATATAATTCCTTTTAAATTCATTGCATCACCAACTTGGTATTTGTCTTAAAAAAAACGTTGTTTTATCATTAACCATCTTATCAATTATTTGATAAATATAGTACTTACCATCACTCAAACCTAATCCGCTTAATGATAATGAGCTTCCTGCAGCAATATTTGTATTTAACTTTGTATCAAATGCTATCATGTGTTCATACTTATTGCTATTTCTAAGTATATTTTTTGCAAATCTTTGAGCTTCACCTATACTATTTACTTCTAAATTAGCTATCAGAAGAGCCTCCCCAGTGCCACTTGGAGACTTAAAGGTATTATCTATGTTGCCATAGACAATTCGCACTGCTCCATAAGTATCTTTATTATCGTACTTAAAGTTTCCAACAATATCGGAAGCTGCTAAAGTTATACCGTTTTGACTTTCCATACTCTTTTCATCAAATATAACTAGCTGATTATTGGATACTTTAAGTATATAGCCCTCAATCATGCACCTTTTATTTAAAAATGCAAAATCTGTTTCATCTACCTGATTGACTCTATTGTATAAATAGTTTTGAATACCATAGGTTTTAAGAGACAGACCATGTTTGCCAGCAAATTCATTCAAAAGTTCTAGAAAAGTAACGTTCTCCCATGACTTAGTACGTTTCTCTTTAGATTCTTTTTTTATAGGAATTGCTTTTAAAATAATAAGACCATCTTGCTGTTTAACAATCGCTATAAACATTTTACCACTGGAAAACCCATCTTTTCTAAGCTCCAACTCATGAGACTTTTGCGGTTTCCATCGACTCCAGTCATTAGTAGGATTATTGATCTCTAATATAATGCTATCAAATTTTCCACCTGAACAATCTGTTAAGTCAGCAGTTCTTATATCAATATCTTTTGTTATGTCTTTGCCTTCATAGATAAGCTGCACTAAAATCACCTCTTCCATGGTGGCAGTGTATCCGCTGGATCATCTTCAATAATAGGCACTTTAAGGTCTATTCCATGACTAAAGGTTATTGTTGCTACATGCTGTGGATTAGCTTGCATAAGAATATGTGCTTTAAATTCATCATCATACGCATTAAGTGCAATAATATCAAAAGTATCACCTTGCACTGTTGTATAAATATAATAATCATTACCCAAAGCTCACCAACTCCTCATCCTCTTTTTGTCCTGAAATAACTTCTAATACTACGCGTTTTACCTCTTCAAGATTTCCACCATTGATATAAATATTAATTATTTTGCCTGAGCCTTTAGTACCAACACCTAATATCTGAGCTGTTTGTTGTAATAAGCTTACACTTCTTGGTGTTTTCCTAAGTGGTATAGCCATTTCAGGCCCAGCTTCTCCAAAGATTGATGCTTGAGTTGCGATGCCGCCTAGTGCAAAGGCCGGAAGAGTAGGTATTGATACTCCGATTGTTTTTCCGCCAATTCCTGGTACCCAATCTGGAACATCAAACTTAATTTTATTAAGACCGCCTATAAGGAAATTAAAAGCGCTAACATAGACATTTAGATACCCTTTAAAAGCACCTATGATACCATCCCATAAGCCGCTAAACCACGATGTAATTCCACTCCAAGCAAATTTAAAACCATCTACCATACCTATCCATATACCACTAAACCATGTACCTATTCCATTAAAAAATGGGATCACGTAATCCTGCCAAGCTCCAACACACCATTTAGATACCATATCCCAATTCTGCCATAGCCATAGCCCTGCGGCTACTAAGGCACCTATAGCTACAATCATTACCCCTATAGGGTTTGCTGCCATAACAGCATTAAGACCGCCCTGCGCAAACTGCTGCGCTATTGTAGATGCTTTCCATGCATCCATAAGACTAGTTACAGTGCTTAATATTGAAAAGCCTGTCATGATAGTTACAGCCCCTGCTGCAATAGGGATTAACCAATTCAAGTTGTCTTTAGCCCACGATATAGAATCTCCTGCTAATTTAAAACCATCTTCAATATTAGATGAGAATGCATCCATATCTATATTCTTCACAAATACATTTGCCTTTGATGTAAAGTCTGTGAATAATGGAATAAATCTTGATAGTGCGCTGGCTGCTTTATCCATAATACTATTCTTAAGTAGCCTTTTTTGATTTTCCCAGGAGTCTTCCAGTGTTCTAGCAAAGTCTCCTTGCGCATCAGCTGATGTTGTCATCAAATAGTTATACCTAAGCAAGGTTTGTGATGCTTGATCCATGTCTTTATAAGCTACTTTGATACCTTTCTGAAGAGCAAAAGCTTCTAAGTTCGCTACACTCATATTAATACCAAGCTGCTTAAGCGGCTCAGTCTCTCCGCTCATTCCAGCTCTGATTTTATTCCAAGCTTCATCATGATCTAAGTTATAAAACGATGCAAAGTCACCTGCAAGTTCTGCAAGGCTTTCCGACATTAATAAATTTTCTTTACTTGCTATACCACTGCTTTTAAGCATGGCACCCATACTGCCTGACCACTGCTTAGCTTGCAATTCTGTTATGCCAAATGCTTCAAGAGTAGTTTTAGACCATGCGTCAATTTTAGATGCCTGATCTCCAAATGTTGTATTAACAACGTTAGATACTTCAATAAGGCTACTTGCTGTACTAAGTGCATCTACTCCTATTTGCTTAATGCTACTTATAAGTTTAGATACTCCATTAGCTGCTAGATTTCCTAAAAAGCTTGCTTTTAGCATATCTCCAAACTTAGCTCCGGCAGCTACACCATTCTTAAATTCCTTGTTAGTCTGTTTCATTTTTTCGGCAAGCTTTGCATTTTCACCGCTTGCTTTCATAAGGGCGGTTGAAAGAGAAGGATCTATCTTGCCTGCTAATGTAATAAGAGCTCTTAACTCCTTTTTACTTGCCATTTTGCTTAGCCTCCTCACTCATTTCACTGGATACTTCGCCAAGCACATCTGAAAACTCTATCAAGTCCTGAATTGACATATTCAAACAGCTTGTATAATCTGTTGAGGTGCAATATGTGATTCTAGCTGCACACTTTCTAAGTTCTTTATCTGATACTATTCCTCCGAATTGAGATAGAAAAAATTTCTTGCAAGTGCAGCTCCTTTTTGGATATCTTTAGCGCTTAAACGCATTACGTCTGAAATATCCATATCTTCATTTGCTTTTACAACTGCCCCAGCAAATAAGTACATGTGATAGTCTGTATCCAGTTCTTCTACAGACACAGGTACCCCATCTTGCTTAATTCTTTTTCCCACATTGATTTTGTCCCTTGCAGTCATATTCTCAAAATCATATTTCAATTCTTTAACTTCCTCACCATTGACCATGATTGGCTTTGATAATTTTAGCGCTTGGTTTTCCATATGCATAAACTCCTTTATCTCTTTATTTTTAGATTTTCTAGTTCTTGATACTATCTTTTGATATTTCATAGCATAAAAAAGAGCGGCTCATTAAAGAGCTGCCCTCACCTTTTCCATGTAATCTACGCCATTAATTTTATAAACATAATTTAATTTGTCTATCAAAAGTGTTTCTACTCCATTAATGACTTGACGATATCTTAGCACCTCAAATTCAATGCTACCATCCATATTAGAGCCTTGCTCGACTTTGCCAGGGTCATATTTCTTGTTAACACCGTTAATGAATACTTTACTGCCTTCTGGGATTACTGACCCATCAGATTGTGTTACATCTCTATTAAATCTAATCTCTAATTTCTGTATGCCTGGCTTTGCAAGATTAGCATTAGACTTATTAATTCCTCTCGCAGTAACACTAAATGTCATGGCATTGATTTGTCCCGTCATAGGCATATCAATGCTACCTAATATGCCCGCTCCTTTTATTTCATTAGTGGCAGATTCAATGCTGGGAAGTTGACACGAAACATAGTCTGCTATATCAACACTATCTGCTAAAAATCTATGTGCAATTACTGCTCCTGATATAATCATTATTCAGCACCTCCAAATAATACATCAAGCCCTGATGATGTATAAGTAATTTTAGCTGTAAGTGATTTGCCTGGTGGGGTAGTAGTTGTTGCAATGTCAAACACAAAGTCACCTTCTACAATATCTGATATTGGATTGCTACTTTCTTCAAATACGATATTGGCAAGTAATAATCTTCCTTGCGCAATTAGATTATCTAACCATTCCTGCATATCATTAAGAATAGTATCTTTAAGGGCCCTATTGAATGGCTTATCAACTAATATGCCATATCTACTTTGGAATGTATTAGCGATATACTGAAGCATACGAACTGATGAATCAAATACATTTCTCTTGTCCATATCTTTACCGTATTCGTATTCGCCAGTATGACCTCCCCAAAGAACCCATCTACCGCCCCAATAAGTTGCAGTACGAATACCTTTACTATTAAGATCATTGGCTTGTATTTGATCAAAGTCAATTTGTGTCCCATCTGCAAGGCATAGACATTTAATGTCAATAGGCTTATTAGATGGTGTTTCAACTGGCACTCCATCATTATTGTAATCTACCCACTGCATAGTTACTGTAGCAAGCGTTGATAAGTGGAATAATTTATCTTCACCATTTTTACCCATCGGCCAGCATGGTGCTTCTAAACTGCTTACATAGCCTTTATCAACTTTTTCCGTTTTAGCCTCTGAAATAGTAGATGCCCCTGTATCAGTGGAACTAATATCACTGTTTACAAAGGCATACCAATGTCCGTTTATTTTTTGGCTTGCTGTTTTTAATGCTGTATCTACTGCTGATTTTGTGCTCCAATAAGGCGCTGCCAAAATAGTAGGAACCACATTAAATGTTTGATATACTAAATCAAGAACAGCTGTGCCTGTTCTCTCTCCAGATGCGCTGGTTCCTCCAATAATATCTGCATCTGTTACTGCTGCTGGATCTACTTCACTAAATGTAACATCGATACTATTTCCTAATGCAGACTTTAAGTCTTTAATCATTACTCTTGTGCCATCAGCCGTATATTCTACTGAATAATCAATTCCAAGAATCTTACTTGCAATATCTATTGTTTTAAGGATAACATTTCGATTATTAATGTAGCCTATACCATTTGTTAGTGTAACTGTTGCTGTTTCTGCCACAGCTTCTCTATGAATATCAGGATCAAGAACATTAATAAGTATAATAGGCCCTATTGCTTGTATGTTATTTCTAAAGTGTGCGTAGATTGCTTCACAAAGCGTAAAATCGCCCCATGCACTATCTATATATCCTGCTACTGTCTGAGCCTCTTTAAAACTGCTAATTAATAATGGTTTATTAACCTTTTCTGTGTAATCTGTAAACTGATGAACAGGCAAAGTTCCAAAATAAACAGGCAGTGTGCCCAAAGATTTAGGTGGAATAAAATCTTTTGTTGCCATAATATCGGCAAATGCTCCGTGTTTATACACTTTATATCACCTCTCTATAATAATTTTTCAATTTCTTTTTTTGGATATGCTTTAGTGCTTACTTCAAAAGTCATATAGCCATACCAATATGGATAAGGCTGCTCTTCATACATTTTCCATTTAACATTGTCTTGCAGTTTCATTTTAGATTTAATAATTGTGTCACTTATAAGAGCTGCTTTAGTTAAATCAATAAAATTTAATAAGTCTCTATATCCATTAAAACTTGGAATATATTTTATATTCCCTGATTCATTAGGTGTGTGATCTCCAGGAGAAAATATTGCAAATGATAATCTGATACTGAATGTAGTATAATCTGAGTTATCTGAGCCATCATCAAGGCCAACAACAATGCAAGGAATATGCTGTTCAACATCTGTTGGAAGATAGCCTTTTGGTGGTATCCATCCAACGAATACATTAGGATTAACTAACTTATAATTTGCTATGTTGTTATCATCAGCCAATTGGAGCTTAATTTTATTAGCAACATTTTCTTCCAAGTACTCTTTTAGCAAATCTAAAATGCCTGCACTACTCATTTAAGCTTCCCTCCTATGCTAATCATTGCTCTTTCAATTTCATGCTGCAATCTTTCGTTTAATTTCTCGGTTGCAAAATTTTGTATTTGGTCTCCTATATTCTCATTTGTAATCATTTGTGGGATGGACAAAGTCCTTACTGGAGCTATTGGCAATCTAGATTTCCCTGATCTTTTAAATATATTATATTGAGTCTTATCAGCACTCTTTGCCCCTGTAGAAGCTAAAAAAGGTTTAGGATTTGTTCTTATTTGTTTATTACCTGAACTCTTTTTTATTTTTACTTTTAACGGAGTACCATATCTAATTTCAAGCATTTTAGCTAATTTAGGGTCTGAAGGAGTAAGTGGAAAATGTGCCAAGCTTAATGTATGACCTCTCGATGCAACAGAAGCTTCTAAATTCGATTTAGACGGTCTCTTAATTCCACCTGCAAAGGTCTCTTTAACTTCTTTGGCTTTAATGGCATATTCTTTAGGAACTATTCGCCCAACCTGTGTAACAACTTGATCTAGTGTTCTGTTTAATGCATGATAGGCAGCTTCTCCTACCTCTTTTTCAAAACCTTTAAGCTCAATAGTAAGTGTTTCGATTTTTTTAGTATCTATAAAAACATCTTTGCTCACTCTATCACCTTACCCTAAGTTTTGGCTCAAAATAATTTCATAAACTCCCATATCCTCACGGATATTAAATACATACATCTGCCTTCCATCAAAAATAATAGGCATACCCTGCCCAAGCTTCTTACTGATATCACTTGACTTAACAAATATCAGTATTTCACCAACGGATATGCCATCATATTCTTTTTTTGAGCGCTTTATGAGTTGGTCGTTATCAATTGTACAATTAATAACGACCCCATCTATACTATGTGGTTCAGCAAATTCATTTGTATTAAAAAATACTGTCTCTAGATCTTCTTGTAACATATCCCTAAAAGACATAATTGCACCTACAGTACTTTAGCAACTACCCAACTATCTACATCGTCTGGGGCTGGTAGTGGCCTTGATACAAGTCTTAATTCATCAATTTCATTTTTATCATCTGGGGTGTATTTAGGAATTCTTTCTCCCTCATATGTAACCCATGCACCATTTTCCTTTTGTGTAACTGATCCATAATAACGTGTACCTTTGCCAGTTGATCCCATAATCACGGTACCACTAGGAATAAGCTCTTTTTCTTCTCCATCTTCATCAATATAGAATTCTGTATAAGAATAAATTTCTACGCCTAATTTAGGAATTCTTCCAATAAATGTTACACCGTCTCCCTTATATGTAGGTTCAATTACTCCCATATTTAATCTTTGTATATCTAAGATGTTTTGTACTTCTTCGTTTGCTAAAAATTCCTCTACTACATCACTTGCCATAATGACAATATTAGGAGCTTTTCCTGATTGCTTGATAATCTTATCTTTTCTCCATGCTTCCATGTTTGCTAATGGATCACTTCCAACTTCATTCCATCTTTCACCTGGTTCTAAATCTACTTTATTAGTAAAATTAAAGTCTACTGTAATTATTTGTCCTTCAGTTTCAATATCAATTACTTCACCCTGAAGAACTTGTGCGCAGAACCACTCTTCTCTACGTGTAATTTGTTCATCAAGATCTAGTAAATCCTCTGCTAGTATTTGCGCTGCTCTTTGGGCTGGTGTTTTACTTGAGTAAACACTTTCACCTAATTGGCGCTTTTTAAGATCATCAGCGGTCAACACTCTAATAGGTGCTACCTTAGGAGTCATGATTTTATTAGTTACAAATCCATCTCTTGCAACTACAATTCCCCTTACTCTTGGAGCGACAAAAGGAGCTAATTTTCTCTTGCCCTTTTTAACATCAACCTCGGCTTCCTCTGTCACAAGTGTTTTAATATTTGGGAAGAATGTATCTCTTAAAAACGTAAATACCGGTTTCTTTTGACTAATAGCTGCTAACATTGTTTTAGTATCATAAATACTCATAATTTAAATCCCCCTTAAATTAAATAGATTCCTAATGTTCTAAGTGTTGCTTTATGAATTGCTGCTGTATCTGTTCCTCCGAATATTAATGCATCTGACTTGAAATACCCTGATACATATACTGTCGCTTCTGTTGTTTCTGTTTCAGACAGTGTTACATCATCAGTTAGAATACCATATGGTTTTTCTGTTCCATCGGTTTTAGTACTATCTACAACCTTCCCAGTCTTATCAGTGGTTAATAGTGCGATAACCGTGCCAGCTGATAATATGCCTGTTCCCATAGCAAGTGTTACACCTTCTGGCAATAAAGGAACTTGATTCCCTGCTATAATGCTAACTGGGTTATACTCTCCTGCTTTGCTAAACATATCACTCATTATCATTTACCTCCATTCATAATTTGTGCCATAAAGTTTGCGCTTTCAGCATCTTGTGCTTCTTTTGTTTGATTGTTTTGAGGTGCTGCAGCATTAGATACTGTTCCTAAATTCGCTGCTGTTGCATCATTTTGAAGATCATTAAGGTATTTTTGTCCTTGTTCTTTTTGAGCTTTAATAATGTTCATAGCTACTTTCTCAGCTGATTCTCCATTGTCAATTCCATTACTAATAATATCCTCAATTCCTGGCATCGCTAAATCATTGATTGCTTTAATACGATTCCTCTCTGCAGTTATTGCATGATTTGTTGTATCCTGAACAATTTGATCGTAAATTTCAGGATGGTCTGTTTTAAAATTCTCCAGTGTCATTTTACTACCTTCTTTCAATTTATTATCAACTACTGTATTAATTACAGTAGGCTGATTCTGTGCTGATAATTTAAGTACTTTGTCAATATTTTCAGTTAGCTTGAGTTTAATTTCATCTACAGACTTACATTTTTCAAGCTCACTCATTAGCAAATCATCGTTAATTGGTATGGCATTATAAAGTGTAGGAACTGGATTTGACTCTGTTTTTACATCAAACATAATTCCATCAATTAGTCCTAGTTCTTTAGCTTGTTCCGCCGTTAACCATGTTTCCTTCTCCATAAGATCTTTAATCTCACTCGCTGGTTTTCCACTTTTGAGTACATAAGCTTGCGCTATTGTAGAATCTGTTACTCGCAACATATTACTTGTTTCATCCATAGCTTGATGTGGCCCTTCTGCATATGTTGATGAGTTATGAATCATCATCTCAGAAAGTGGACTCATGTAACATTTAGCATTTTTAGGCATAGATGCAAATGAGGCTGCACTAGCCGCTAACCCCACAATTTTAATTGTTACATTTCCCTTATATTCACTTATGGCATTATATATCTCGTATCCATCATAAACACTTCCACCACCGCTATTTACGTAGATTTCAACATCATCCCCATTTGCTTCCTGCAAACCACTTGTTATAGTACTTGGAGAAGTATGTGGTATATTGAATAGCTCATAGATCCACTTGCTTCCATCACCAATAATTCGTCCTTTAATATTTATGACTTTCAATTAACTTCCTCCTTTCACATTCACCATAGTTGGAATTTCTTGCCTCATCTTTTCTTCTTTAACTCTTTGTCTATGATTTCTACTAAAGTCACCGCCATTCATTTCAACCGTCTCCTGTTGTCTAGTAGAGAATCCTTCCTCTACTCTAATCTTGGCTGCTTGTGCTTCTACTGTTGGGTTAAGTTGCCCTGGTGATGGGCCATTCCATTCTGCTTGACAATATGCTTGTTTTGCTAAAGGATTAGTTAAAAATCCCGGGGCATAGATTCTTCCTTTTGCTACTGCTTCAGTAAGCCACTCACTGTAAATTGGCTGACAAAAATCATTTGCAAGCCATGTTCTGCGCATTTTAAACATTTTCCATGCTTCAAGTAGCGCTGCTCTTGATGCTGAATAACTTGCAGTAAATTGCTTAAGTAATAGCTCAGGGGGGATCTCTAATGCGGCTCCTATTTGCCTGCATATAGTGCTTACAAATCCATCAAATGCTGTATTAGGTCTATTTGGGTTTGCTGTTTGGATTTCTTCTCCATCTCCTAGAGATACAATTGCTCCATTTCCAAGCTCTAAACTATTAGAATCTTCATCATCTACTCTATCCTCTTCACTTATTGACTCCCCAATAGGCGGTTCGCTTGGATTATTTGTTTTAATGAATACAGTAAACATACCACTTACTACAGCACCCATTAACTCAGCTTCAGTATATCTGCCTAACTGCTTAAGTGCTTCAATTACAGGGGCAAGTAAAGGAACTCCTCTACGCTGACCTATTCGCTCTGACTCCATAATGTGTAGAACATTTCTTCTTCCTGTTTTTTCTCCATAGGCCTCAACTCTCGTCCATGACCTGTTTTTAAATGATGATACGGATAATGGATGGAAGTTTGCTATATGATATGCCACTATTTCACCATTTTCATTACATTCGACACCACCGACTATGTCTTTTGAGAAATCTTTAAAATTAGGATCACATACTCTATCAGCTTCGATAAGCTGCACCCTAAGGTCATATGGCATGCCTATTCTTTGTGTGAATGGTAAAAGAGCAAATGTATCTCCGTTCATAAGCCAGCTTAAAAAAGCTAGTTGCTGAATTTCATAGAAATTATTGATACGTGCTAGATCGCAATTTGGCGTTTCAGCCCATAACTTAAATTCACGTTCAACATCTGTTTCCCATCTATCAGCCTCTTCTTCTGTCATACCTAGAAATTCATAGTCTATTGATGGTTTTAATTTCAATCCAGCACCTACTACATTTGTTCTAGTAGTCTTAATTGCGCTTGTAGCAATAGGTGCACCACCCATATATAGATCTCTTGATCGTTCACGCAGTGTTTGGACATTATCTTCTATATCTTCTTTAGGTCCACCACCACCAAATAGCCAACCCTTCATACTTTTTTTAGAATAACTGGCGCCATGATTTCCATAACCGCTGTTAATAAGATCTAATTGTTTTCTAGCCACCTCTCTTTTAAGAGCAGTTTGAGGAAATATGGCTGCAATAGTTTTCTCGATTAATTTCATACTCTTTTCTCACCTCCCTCCTATTAAATTTTCTTATAAATCACGAGGCACTATTCGCATTACACGATTAGTGCCTCTTCTTTTTGATTGATTTTCTAATGCTTCAACTTGATTCTTCCAATATTTAATTTCTTCTCTTATCTGATAAAGATTAGCCCTATTAAGTTCTCTTGAGCCTATTCTATAATTCTGGCCAGCTGTAACTTTTAGCTCAGCTTCCATCCATGCGTGTAAATGTTGTTTTGCCTGTTCTAAAGTCCATGCACTCATGTTTATCTCACTCCTTTGCTTAAAACTTTTCTTTTCTTAGTAGGTGGTTTCTGTCTATATAGATCTCCTCTGAGTTTTTGCTCTTTAAGTTCTGCTAAATTCACATTAAGAATTCTTAAAGCTGCTGTAGCATAGTTTCTAATATCCAATGGCTCATTTCTTGCACTTCCAACTTTTACCCATTCAAACTTAGACTTTCCTTGTTTAGTTGTTGTTTTTTTATATTTCTCAGCTAATAATCCTTTAAAAAAATCTATCGTATATCCTGCATGCTCATCTATTGGGAAATGACAATATCCTGAAGTATCACCCTCAGTAAAATACTCTAATTTGAGTCTTGAAGTAATAATCTCTTTGCCAGCATCTACTCCTAAAGTAAACAGATTACATGCTTCACGATTATTTTTTGTTGCTTTTCCCACAAAAGGTATTCCCGGACCTCCTCTTCCTTTTATGGCCCACACCCGGCGGTATTCTCTTTTTTTACAATATTTATATACCTCCTGAGTATAATGTCCTCCACTGTCTATACATGCAGTAGCTATACGGATTTTAGTGCCATCTTTATAGGAAAACTCGTAGTTGAGTAAGTCATCAAGCTGTTTCCATACTGCTGGCTGATCAGGAATGCCTCTAAACACATCATATTTTATACCCCAAGATTCTTCACCCACTCCCCATCCAACTACTTCAACCTCTAAACGATCATCCTGTGTGTCTACTCCTGCAGTTAAAATAAGAACATCATCTGGAATTTCACAATTATACATTTCACGTCTTTTAACAAGTACTTCTTCACTAGTTTCTTCTGAATGATCTTCCCAAGTTTCACCTAAACAAGTATTAACCCACACCCTATAAGTTTCTAATGACATTTTAGCTTGTTTAAACTCTTTTATTATTTCCCCCCAGCTTTTCCATGGTGAAGCAAGTTCATTAAGGTGAAATCCTCTATCAGAACGTTCAGGGTGCAGTGCAACCCATACGCCTTGATTAGCTTTCCAATCTAGCTCACTAGCTCTATCTCCGCAGTGCATGCAAGTCATTGTTTCATCATCAAAGTTAATTCTGTTCCATTCTAAAGGCTGAAGTTCTCCGCAATGCGGACAAGGAAGATTCCATTTTTCCATAGTGCTTAAATTGTATTCATCCTCTATTTTTGAAGCACCTTTATTAGTAGGGGTGGAAACAAAGACTTTCTTACGATTCCAAAATGTTGTTGTTCTTTTTTCAGCCAACGAAAGTGGATCTCCCTCATCTCCAACTGATCCAGGATATCTATCTATTTCATCAGCTAAAAGTATTCTTATAGGTGCGCTTGATAATGACTTCTCAGAATTTGCTCCAACTAATTTTATATACCCTCCTATAAATGATTTTTGAAGTACCGTATTATCTCCATCTCTCGACTTAGAATCATTAAACTTATCAGTAAGAATCTTGGTATCTCTTATCATGTGAGCAAGTCTTGTTTTACTAAATGACTTAGCAAGTTCAAGTGTAGGCTGTACCAGCATAATTGGAGAAGGATCATAATCAACATAATATCCAATGGTATTAAGTAATATCTCAGACTTTCCAACTTGAGCCGAACTCATTATCACGACTTTTTTAATTTTTGCATTACTAATGGCATCCATAATCTCACGCATGTAGGGAGTTCTATCAGTATTCCATTGACCAGGTTCTGATGCGGCTTCTCTTGATATCTGCCTATATTCATCAGCCCATTGACTCATAGTTACTTTTTTAGGAGGAGCTACAAGTTTAGCTATATTTCTAAACAGACTATCGAGGGAATGTTGTTTTCTAACTTCCATCCATAACCACCTCGTCATTTTCAAGTTCAACATATGTATCATGCCTAAATAGTTCAGGGTCGTACTCGCTCAATTCTTGTAAAGCGTTATAAAGCTCATCTTTCAAGATATCTTCTATAGCTATAACATCTTTTTTAACAGCTAGTTGAGCTGATATTTTAGATGGAATTGTTAATATTTTAGCCTTAAATGCCATCATCATCTTTCCCATTTCACGCTCAACATCTACAGAGTCATGCATGCTTCCTTGCATGAGGGCCAATTCTAATTCAGCTTTTTGCCTTTTCGCTTTTTCATGCAGCATCTTTTCAATTTCAAACTCTTTTTCAGTGCTATTAACTGCATTCTCGTTATCATTTTTAGTCTTAAGATATAGGATATACTTTCTCATGGTAACTACTAAATTGAAGCTGCCAGTTTTAACTTTATCTAATATACCCTCTTCTACCATCTGATTAATTCGGCGAGTAGATACATCTAAGATGCTGGCTATGACCTTGGTGCTTACCACAACCTCGTCTGCACTCATTAATTTTTTATTGGTTTCTGTCATTTGTCTCACCTCACCTATTTCCGCTTTTTTAGGAAAGAAATTGGGTTCAAAAAAATCCCCCAAATTGATAAACCTCGGGCCTCGCCAGACCCGCATGAGATTTTAATTTCTCAGAAGAACCTATTGACTATCAATGCTTTCAGAATATGCAAACAATACTCTATCATAGCATCACAGATTGTATATTAATTAACAATGCATACTCTCTATAAGGTGCTATTCGTCCTCCATTTTAAAAAACCGGAAGTGACATAAAACCTTGTTATTTTGTACAATGCTTATTTTTTAATCAATTTGATATTTGCATACTACTTGTGTTCCCATGCTATATGTATCAACGCTTACATGCTACTTTACTTAATTGTTTGATACTTTACTTATCTTGTATTCTGTTAACTATCTTTTGTTTTTGGATTCTAATAGAAGAAACTCATGCTTCTTACAAGATAGTTGACACACACTAAATTAAGTAAATTATCATGTAAAAGTAGATTTATCTATCTTCTTTTTGTAAATGACACTTTTCTTGTAGCTTTGCTTATGTCGTCTCGTGTTACACCTATATAACGTTTAGTCGTCGCTATGTCTGAATGATTTAAAAATAACATGATTGTATAAGGATCTACGCCATTTTTAAACATCCAATATCCCATACTTTTTCTTAGAGAATGACACCCTATCTTCTCTTTATATCCAACTTCCTTGGCAGCTTCATGAAGTATTCTCCAAAACCACTGTCTTGTTATTGGTTCATTCTTTCCTTTACTTCTTCTAAACAAATACTCTCTATCTTTTTTACCTTCACAGTACTGCTTGTAAATAACTTTCAAATCTTCATGTATTTCAATTACTGCTTCTTTATTTGTCTTGTCTTCTCTTAAATATAGATAATCTAAGTTCTTTATATCTCTGACTTTAAGCGGCAATATATCTGAAATTCTTCTTCCTAGATATAGAGCGCTCATATAGAGAACATAATCTCTTTCTCTTCTTTCTCTAATAACATCTCCAATATCAAGCAAGATACCAAAGTCTCTTATAGGCTCTACCGTATTCAAAATATATCACCTTCTTTCGAACAGTTATTTTGTTCCATAAGAAAAAGCACTGGACTAATTTGATCCAGTGCCGCACTTGTGGGAGGTACGTGCTTTCATTCTTACTTACTAACATATTAGCACATGAAAACACTAAAAAATTCCCGTATTATTTTTCCTCAACTATTTTTCCTCAACAAATATTCCCGAACTGCATTTTTAAATCAGTGCTTTAATAGCCCTAACTCCGTTGCTTTAAGTGCTGCATAGTAAACAACTTCATTGACCATATCATAATATGGATTCTTGCTCATATGTAAAATTCTTAGTATCTTTGGCAGCTGATACTGCTCCTTAAATGTTAAATCGATCACCTTCTCATATTCAGTACCATTGAAATGTTCAAGTGTATATTTTATCACTTCAAGCCATTTTTCTGTTTCATTCTCTCTTTCTTCCATCATTTTAAGCGCACTTTTCTCTGTCTTATTACTAATTGCATTACCCCGGCTGCCATCTATAAAACCTGTATTTACCCCGTATATTATGTCTTCACTTATAAGCTCAAGTTGATCCATCTCTGCTTCATAGTTTTTTAAATAGTACTTTATTAATCCCTTATATTCTTCCTTTAGTCCCATTATATTACTCCTCCCAGTTAATATAATTTTTGCTTTAATTAAATAAGCACCAAAACACTCATGCTAAATATTAAAATTTAACATAAGTGCTTAGGTTATTATTTAATTATTTCTTTCTATATTTTGAGAAGATATCGTTCTTTGCATTTGAAGTACTTTTTTTAGTTGTTACTACGCTGTCTAAAAAGTTAATATCTTGATCTAGTTTTATACCATTAGTAGCTTGTAAATTTCTTTTAACAGTGTCTTGATTAGCTACAACAATCTCTTTCATATTTTCAAGCCGTTTAAAAGGTAAGCTTAATCCAGCTAGTACACAAACCGTATCTTCACCATACCCATGAAACACATCAAGAAAATTTCCTACTTCTTTTTTTACTTCATTAAAATCAACCGGCTTAGCGGTTATTATTCCTAAATACTTAATTACCTTATCATTTTCAATTGGAGCATAAATATTATTTTTAATTCCATCAATAACTTTAGCTACAGTAGTTTCAGCTTTATCTACCTTTGTGATCATAAGCATACCACGTGAACTGATAAGTTCCATTACTTCTGCTTTATCAATGTTCCCTCGTATATCTTTATGATTTGGCATATCGAGCATCTTTTCAAAAAGCTCGGTAAAATCCTTGTTAATACATAGTTTATTTTCACAGGCATTGTTATCAAGAATAATTGTGCTACATATGCCCTCTATTGCTTCAATCTCTCGAAAACACTCATATGCATTAATATGTGTTTTAAGAGGTTCTTTCTCTGATGGTATAATTGTTATAGCCCCCACCTTCTTATTCATATGTTGTATAAGAAGATCCATAAGCATAGGAGAAGCGCCTGAACCAGTTCCCCCACCGCTACTAAAAATCACATATATAAAATCTTTATTCAATTTTTCTTCTATTTCCTTCGATATATTTTCAAAGTCATTAATTACTAGATCTTTTGCTTTATTTCTATCTTTGTTGCATCCTTCGCCACCATTAATATGATATCTAAACTTGGTATTTAATGTGCTTAAGTCTTCTTCTGAAGTATTAAGAAAAATAACGTTGTAGCCCAGCGCCTCAAGCCTACTGCCTATATTACCTCCTGCTTGCCCTACTGCAATAAATCCTATTTTGTTTTTCATCCCATCGCCTCCCTAAATGTGTTAACACCGTTTTCTGTGATGAAATAGGTGTATGACTTTCCTACTTTGAAGCCTTCTTTTATATATCCAAGGTTCATCATTACTTTTATTCTTCTAAATAAAGTCTTTTCATTTATTTCAAGTGCTTCTAATATCTCTTTTCTTGAAATTGCTGTCATTTTCATTGTGGCCTGCTGCTCCTGAAGAATATTTAATACTGCAAAATCCAACTTATCCATCTTATCACTTCATTTCATAACATTTCTTTTCGTCTCAAACACTCTCATTGCGTTTTATTTGATATCATTTCCGCTTAACTACTTCTATAATCTCATCCCATGGATATGTGACTCTATATCCATTAATAAGAACAACTACAAACCTTCGGTTAACTCCTATAACTGGAACCTTTTTAATAGATGGCTCTTTCTCCATATAGCCTTTATGTTTCACTTTAATAGTAGAGCCCTCTCTAACTTCTGATTTAATCTTTTCTATCTTGGAAGAGCTTAATACTGCATCTTGATCTCGATTCTGCATTTCATGCAGTTCTTGCCTTCTGCGCTTTATATTTAATTCCTGTGCTACTGTTGTATACCCCACTGACTATCCCTCCTATTTTTTCAAAATGGCAAATCATCCTCTTCCTCTGGTACGACTATAGATTCTGCAGCTCCTGCAGGCTCTTGTTTGCTTCCTATAAAAGTTAAATCCTCCACGACTATAACTACCTGACTGTGTTTACCCTTATCGTCTTCCCATCTTTCAACCTCGAGTCTTCCGACTATTCCGGCTTGGTTTCCCTTGCTTAAATGCTTATTCATCAACTCCGCCATTTTCCCAAAGGCCTTTATCTTAAAGAAGTCCGCGTCATGCTCTCCCTCTCTGACATACTTCTTTCTTACTGCCAACCCATTTTGCATTATTGCTACTGGATTAGCTGACTGAGTATATTTCAAATCACAATTACCTGTTAACCTACCTATAAGCTGCGTCTTATTCATTACTAATCTCCCCCTTTATTTTTGGCTGAATCAAATCCAATATATCCTTTTGGCATGTTATGACCTCCACACACCTTACAACACCTACCATCTATTTTATGGTCGTTACTTTTTACAGTTTCTTGGTTTCCACATTCTAAACACTCATAAAGCATATCCGGTCTTTTCATGAGCCCTCCATTTCAAACTTCGTTTTTATTATGTAAATATTTGTATTATTCCACCTTTTACCCTATAATTTAGTTATCAGCTCTGCCAAGCTGAATACTAAAGAGAAAGGAGATAGCAATTATGAAGGTTTTCCTAATAAGTTATGACCTCAATAAAAGTGGTCAGGACTATAATTCTCTCTATGAAGCGATAAAAGCCTGTTCTTACAGCGATACTTGGTGGCACTATCTAGACTCAACTTGGATTATTAAGTCGAATTTATCTGTTTCTCAAGTATCTGACAAGCTCAAATCAGTTATGGATGATAATGATAGCCTGCTAGTCATTGAAGTTATCAATAATTACGCTGGTTGGTTACCTCAAAAAGCTTGGGATTACTTAAAACAACATATTTTTAATTAGGACACTTTATAGGGGTGCAGTTAGAACACTTGCCGCTTGAATCCTCTGGAATAAATCTACTCTGCGCCTCTACTTCCTCCCATTCCCAATGCAATGCATTGTCAATCAACACTTGTCTCAGTACTCTTCCTATCTCTTCATCTGATGCATCGTCTCTCACTTCTATAAATTGGTTTATTTCAACACTTCCACCGCCAGTAATGTGGCTAAAATCAATACCACATATCAATTTAACTTTTTTCATATATATTCCTCACTTTCCAAATTTCGATTTTATTACTTTGTATCTAGATATTCTATAAAGTCCACCAATCGTGATAGCTCACTTGTTGTCATATCTTCTAAAGGCTTATCTAGTGTGATGTATCCGCTTACCTCTCCATATTCAATATATTCCCTGAGTGTAATATCATCATTTTCAAACACTAGGTCTAAGTCATGTACTGAGTGAGCGTTTTTGTTATACTCAAAATAATAATCATTATTGCACTCACATTGTTGAGAGAGCTGATTAATTTTACTTTCTAAAAACTTTGGGAAATCACTAACCTTACCTTCCCAGACCATGTCTGAAAGAATTTCTTTCCCACAATGCTTACAATTATAAGCTACTGGCATATGGCTGCCTCCTTTAACAAATCTGACTTTTACTGTTCTATTAACGTTGCTAATCGTTCTATTTTTTGAATCTTTATCCTATAAACGTCTGGATGAAGGCATAGTGTATCTTTAAGCCATTCAGTTTTTTTTCTAACTTTCCATATAACCATATCTGTAGCATACTTTGCATCTTCATCTGTAATAAAATCCATGAGCTGAATCAGGCTTCTTTTAACAGATTTAAACGAGTAATTTGATGTATAATTCTTTATAGCTCGTTCTTTCCCGTATATTATTTCTAATTGGGATAAGACAATTTCAACATCAGCCACTTCTTCCGCTAAATGTTCCTTATTGCCTATTCCACGCACATACTTACATATTTCTTTAATGAGTTCAGCAAGTTCTTCTGTGGCTACTGTAAGCTGCATATCTTTGCCCCATTTATCTATAGCTGCTTGTAATACTTCCTGCATCTTCATCACTCTCCTGATCCTGGAGGATAAACAAGCTCTCCATCATCTTCTGCCTCTGGACCCTCCCCATACATCTCAACACATGCTTTGCTATTAGGAACTAAAAACACACACCCGTCACCTGTAACTGAGCAATCATAACGCCCTGAATCTTCATCAAACTTTGCACTTCTACATGCCATATGTACCATCCTTTCAAAATCGAATTTGTTTACTTTTTGTTGTTGACCAATTCGAAAACCTTGTTTTCAATTTCAAATAATCTATTATGCAGTGCTTGATTATCACAAACAGTTCTTTCAAATCTTTCCATTATATATCCCATGCAGGAAGCTTTATGAACTAAATCTTGATACTCATTAGTGCCTAATATTACTTTGCCTTCTTCCATTACCTTCACCCTTTCAAATTCGGATTTTAATCTATTTTTGTATACTCTTTGCTCGAGCATTGTTCACACTTGCAACCGTAAAATCTTAACTGCAAAGCATATAATCTTCTCCCACACTTTATGCAACGTTTGTACTGTGCGCCCATTATCTTGTCTAATAGCAGCATTATTCTATATCTCAAGCCGTTCGCCCCGCTTCTTTTGCAGGATCTTTTTCTGCTAACATATTTCCTTCAAAATCCCAATATTGTATTACAACTCTGTAAGGATCTTCTTCAATTCCTTTTCCTCTGCAGCTTCTAGTTTCAATAACCTGAAGCACTCTTACACTGTCAGTCCCTTTTGGCATATATTTACCTCCCTTAGAAAAAGTCAATTTTATTTAACCATCTATATCACTTTTCAAAGAAATAAAGACAATTCCTCTCAAAGTTCCGTTTCCTTGCAAGATATCACAAATGTCTAATTCTGTTGTATGTTCATCTATGTCTACCATAATTAAATCATTCTCATTGCATTTCTGTAGTAATTTAATCATTTCTCTAACTTTCACTTCTTCCCACCACCTCGGCAAAAACTAATTTGTTTACTTTCTGTAGTATCTCACCCTATTATCTTTACCAAATTCAACCATTACAGAATCAGGGTATCTATTTTTTCTATCGTCTTTATCGTATATAGCTCCGTCTACCCTCAATGGTATCATGTGACCTTTTTCACATTCTGTAGCCTTTTCCTTCTTCGCCCAAAATGCCCCGCATATCTCACAATAATATCTAACCTCTTCTCTTGGCATTGCATTCATCCTTTCTCATCAAAAAATTATTTTATAAACTAAGCTGCCCATCCATTGGCTTGTTATGATTCAGCAATGTTATGTAAGTTCCTCCGCCGCAATTTCCAGTTCTAGTAATAATCCCATCCTTTTCTAGTGCCCTCATTGCCTGTCTTACATATGAAGCACTGTAACCTCTGCTATCTGCTAATTCAGATATTTTTATCCATCCTTCTGTGTAAGGTTCCAGACATACTTTAAACCATTCGTATACATCTTCTTTGATATTTTGTTTTATCATATCGTCCTCCTTAATCCTTATAATTCTCTATATCGCTACATCTTACCGGAAGAATATATGAAGTTTGCTTCATGTCGTCACACTTGTTAATAATCTCTATCTCCTTAAGAGCAGATGATGTATCTACTCTAATAATAAGAATGTCAGACCTATCTGTTTTCTTATATTTTTTTAGAGCATTTTCTAGCTTTTCTCTGCCTATGGCAATTGCATAATCTTTTTTAGCTACAACATTCTCAGTAAAATTTTTTAGATCAAACGGTTCTAGCTTATCAGTCTTATCCTGAGGAATACTGAATTGCAGCCCGCTCGGAATGTATTTAAAATTTAACGTATTTTCGTCTCTGCTTATTTCCACATATGAGTCCTTGGAATGTATGTACAAGTCGCTAAACATCCCCCTAAAGCTCTCCTGTGACTCAACCGGTTTATCTATAATCTGTACCTGATATCCATTCATGGACCACAGCTTTAAAATTCCATTCTCAACTATCAGATTTATAAGCGTAAGTGCTGGTCTAGTATCTTCTTTTGCTACTGTAGCCTTTACCCTTGCAATCATATCTTTAAAAACTTTGACTTCTAAAGTAACCATGTCTATTCCTCCTCATAAATCATTATTTTTATACATCTTCTAAACGCTTTAAGCTAAATCTTTTACAACTTTTAACCATTTTCTTAAACTCTATGAAGGTACTTTTATATCCAGCTGATCTATAACTCCTATAGTTGGCGCTTATTGCTTTATTTCTAGTTGGTGCAGCTACTACATAAGTTTCAAAACCGTCAACATCAACTAAGTATGTGTAATCCATCTCAGTACCCCCTTGTCACTCTATCCCGATTGGGTATGTAAGCCTTGTGAAATGTGTCACGTAATCAGGAAAATTCATATCTAGTGGCGATCCACAATACGGAGGTTCTACTATTGGTAAGTTCCACCATAAACAATCTCCGTAATCTTCTCCCCATTCATCAATAGGTCTTAGCTCGTTATCATCTTCAAGTTCTCCTAATCTTTTTACTGCCATACTGTAAGCAAAGAAAGCATCATAATCATTAAATTCTCTTGGTTTATGCTTAAATCCCTTCAAATCGTATTTAAATGTCCCAATGGTCTTTTCTGTTAACCTATCCACCCTGCACCCCCTCCTTAACAAAAATTGATTTGTTTACTTCATGTGTGTACTTAATAGTGTCTTGCGCCTAAAGTTTTGCTTAGCTGTAGGCCATGAATGCTTATAACTCGATCTTGCCTTAATTTCGGCATCAAGTTGTGCTCTAGAAGCTATATAGTCGGAACATGTGCTATGACACCCTATTACCCTACGATCACATCCCTTACATTCATGCAACCAACTCACCCCTATCCTTTAGAGTGTTTATGTACATCCTCATTTGGCTGTCTGTAATGATGTATTTGAACCCTTCCTTCTCCATAAAGCTTGCAAGTTTTCTTAGCCCTTCTATCCCCTCAATGTTGTTTGCAAAGGCTAGCCAATAATGATAATTTATACTTCTATTTTTCTCTTTGGTGAGAATGTCTATAAATTCACTTGGGTCTAAGCTATTTAACACAACTGTATTTATTTCATCGTTGTATCCTTCAAATAGCATTTCATCTGTATTGACTACAACAAATAACGGTACATTTAAAATTGGTTTATTCATCTTAACTTTGCTCATAGGCGCCTCCTTAAAATGGCCAATCTTCCTCCGGTAATTCTTCTTGCTTATATAAGCCACCATATCCATAATCTTTTTCTAACTCGCGTACATGAGAATAAAAACGCTTTCTGCTGCTATCAAAATATAACCTTGCCTCTTTATCACTTGTGCCTGTAGGTCTGTCTTTGAAAAGTGATATGCTGCCATCTCTTGGATCTACTGGGTGAGCACCTTTTCCGTTCCACTTGGCTCCAGAATCAATAGCGTCTTTGTACTCTTTATATTCTTGCTTCTCCTTTTCTGTTGCTCTATGGACTGCAATAATATAATCTGCTAGGTTTATAATGTCTCCTGATCCACATACATCAAATTTAGTTACCTTTTGACCTGTTTCACTTGGTTTTCTTGGATGTGCAACTAAATGCACAACTGCTTGGTATTTAACCGCAAAGGCCTTTAACTTATCTACGAATAACCTTTGTGCTAATAAATCATTTCTGAATGTATTATTAAGTACAATTTTCATGAGGTTATCTAAGACAAATACTCTAACCCCTTTTCTTTTAGCTAAGATCTCCATCATCTTCAATATGGCATCTTCACTGTTGTCATTTTTGTCATATAAAAATAACTTGTCATTTATCCACTCTGTTAGCTGCCTTTTAGCTGCATCGTTAGTCTTAACATATTTTCTGCCATCTTTTGTTGTAGCTTCAACAAAGTCATGTTCATTAGTTAGTGTAGTATATAGCCAGAACTTAAAGTTATTTGGGGTAAGCTCTCCAGAAAATGCAAACACTTTATATCCCTGGCTTAATGGTTCTGCAATGCACATTTGATTAAGTAGTGTAGACTTACCTCCGCCATTATAGCCTGTTGTAATGACTAAGCTCCCCATCACGGTTCCCATTATGTACTGATCAAGTAGTGCTATTCCTGTCTTGATCTTTTCGGCCTCATACACATTAAAGTCTGAAATGCTGTTCATTGTAAGTACGCCATCTATTTCAAGTTCTACTGCTTTATTTAGCTCATTGAGTACTGTTTGTTTGCCGAATTTATATAGTATTTCATTGATGTCATTTGCTTTCATGCTGTAAACAACTTTTACACTATCATTTGGCAGCCTATTAGCTACTTTTCTTGCTCCGTCTCTTCCAGGAGCGTCATTGTCATACCACACTATAATCTCTTTAAATTGACTTAACCACTCCCAGCAGCTATCTATCCATTCCTCACTTGTAGCGCCTGTTGGAACTGATACTGCATTCTTATACCCCGCTTCTATAAGGCTTAAACAATCAATTTCACCTTCGCATATTACAAGTGACTGACCTAAATCAACTTTATCCATGTTGTACAATGTGTTGACATTGGTATCTTTCTGGAACCACATCTTTAGCTCATCTTTATTTACTATTTTTTTAGCGGGCCTATATTTATTGCTTATATGCATTCCACTTTCATCGTTGTAAACGAAAACAATGTTATTATTGTCTGACTTGATCCCTGAATGATCTATTGTCTTTTTGCTTATATGTCTTAAGGCTAAATAATTAACAACAACATCTGCGAGATTATCATGTTTAATAGGCTTAGATTTTGTTTTACGTTTAGTAGGTTTCAATAACTCAATATTAGTTAGTCCAAAATCATCTATAATCTTTTGCAAGCTTTCGTAAAAAGTTAATCCATAGTGCTGCATATAGTGATCTATTAAGTTATATATGCCCCCACAGGCAAAACACTTGAATTGCTTTAAGTTGTAGTCAAAACTAAGACTTGGGTGACTGTCCGAGTGCATGAAGCAAATATACTTTTTATTTTTGACCTCTAGGTGTAAATCACTGACAATCTTTGTCTCTATCTGCTCTGGACTTAAAGTATCAATGATTTCATTTCTAATTTTTATCAAATCCATAACCACACCTCCTACGCTAATACTTCACCCGTTATTGGGTCTAGTTCTGGACTATTACTAACATTTTCTTGCTGATCTAAGTAGTTTTCATCCAAATAGTCCACATATCCACCATTAAAAAATGTACTGCCATGCTGTGCCTTCCTCCACGGCTCAAGATCAAGCCCCCTAATATATCTGCTAATAGACCTTTGAATTTGCTCATACCCATATAATTCTATAAGCCTAGGTAATTTTTTAAACGCTTGCGCCTGGCCCTTTTTATTTGGGTAAATGCTCCAGAGCAAATCCATTTGCTCAATATGTTTATTATTTGGTTTATTATTACTTGGTTTATTATTACTTGGTATATTCTTTTTTGGTATTGGTGTGGCGATTTCGTCATTTGCATTTGTCGTTTCTTCATGTTTGCATTTGTCGTTTTCGTCAAATGCATTTGGCGCATCATACATAATTTCAACCTCTTGCTGCACGGGCTTATCATCATTTTTAGTGTCCATTAATGCATCTAATGCTATGTAATCTATCGAGTACCACAATGTTCTATCTACTCTTGATTTATTGTAGTTGCCTACGATTAATAACCCTTTTTTTCGTAACCCTTCAAGAGCACGTCTTACAGCATTATCACTTAAAAAAGGGATACTTTCTTGCCATCTACTGATTGGATTATAGGTCCAGTACCTTCCGTCTTTAAAATTAACTCCATTTTCTTGATTTTTCTCTAGCCAGTAATGGATCTGTTGTAATACAATAGCATCATTTAAGCCTACTAGCTCGGCTAGGCATCTATCTATTACAATTGGATTCTTATTAAATAAAACCTTAGCCATAGTTTTAATGCCCCCTTAATCGTTTATGCTGCTCTCTCATCTTTATTTTGTGCTGACCAAATATGACTATCATTAAATACAATTTGATTAAAATAACTGCTAATATTAGCTCTAGTGTGATTTTTAACATAATACACCCCTTTCACGCTAAATTAACTAAAACTACTCCCTTTTTAAGATTTCGACAATTTAAGACAAATTTCTACTGGTTTTATTAACCGTTAACAAATGTTGCTTTTAACACATCCTATCCTCCTTTGATAAAAAGAGGCCATCATCTTTAATACGTAGTCTATATATTGAAGAATCATCTAAGCAGTATAGAGCCTCATGATACATTATGAATATTGATTTCTGATCTTTATACTCATGTTTTTTGACTTCAATATCTTTAATTGGAAAGCTAATACTGTTTATAAAAACATACTTAATTTTAGGATTCTTAATTAACTCATTAAGAATTTTAAATACCATCTCAGGATTAAGATTTTTGTGCGTCATGCTACCCCTCCATCCCTGACCACTTGCAAAATGGCGAATAATATAAACGCTGTCCGTTCGTAAAAGTAACCTTTAACCGCTCCTTGTGTGCTACCACAGCTGTTGGTTGCCATGCTGATTTATCACCTACTGCTCGCTGATGTGCTGCATGTACCCTGATAAATAACTGCTGATGCTCCTTTTTAAGATTTAAGAACCCTCTAATCTTCTCCAAAGTCATAATTACCGCCTCCTAATCAAATTCCGTTTCTAATCTATAAGATATGGCCCTTAAATCTGGCACCACAAAAATACTAACGTTGATATAAGCATTAAATTTATTATTAAACCTGAAGCTGCATCATTTAAAGCTGATTTAACTTTATTATTCATTTGTAACTCCCTTGCCTAGATATAACAAATATGTTATAATCTAGATACCAATTAGATTTTTTAAACATAAGCTCTTACAAGACTGCCATCTTGTGAGGGCTTTTTACTTCGCATGAAGTTTTTAATTACAAGTGGTAAGCTTACCTCTGCCAAGTCTGCTACCTCTTTTGTTGCTCGATCCCATCTTTCTAGTTCGTGATCTTCTATCACTCCATCACATGCTATATCAATCATATCCATTTGAATGGCTTGGATATCATGATACTCTTTCTGGAAGCGTAGTGTGAGAGTTTCTAAGCTTGCGTGTACGATAGGGGGTAAAATCAATCTTCCTAGCTCAGTGCATTGTTGTAAATATACGTAACCTAATATTGGATCATCGTAAACTTGTACAATTCTCCTAACCATACTTTCAGATGGAGTTATAAGCCCCTTTTCCCACTTTGATAAGGTAGACTTGTCCGAAATTCCGATCAGTCGGCACGCATCATCTTGTGTTAATCCTCTAACTTTCCTTGCAGTAACTAATAGATCTGTAAATAATCTTTTGTACATAATGATCTTCTCCTTTGTTCGGTAGTGCTATAAAGTCAACTTTTGATAGTAAAGTTGATTCCATCAGCTATTCCAAATTAGCTTTAGATATAATAGACTATAGTCAAAGATTTCCTTCCTCTAACAGTAAAACCTCCCACCAAACTGTTAGAAACTTTTGCCTCCGACTGTAGATAGACCGCCTTATGGCTTAGTTGTAAAATATTTTTCCGCTTTTTTCATTGAGTCATCAAAGTATTGTGACAAGGCATCCATGATCTCTTCAGTGTCTTCAGTATTGTACCCCTCTGTCTCAATGTGCAATTCGATTGTAATCATAGTTTCATTTTTCAAGTATAATTGAGATTTACTAGCCATTATTTTTTCATGCATTGTAGCTGCCTCCCGTTAAACTAATAGGCCTTCTTGTCGTCCGATTCGTATAAACTCCTCCTGTTGCTGGGGAGTTAACTTTTCTAGCACCGCATTTACATAAATAATCTTTGCTTGTTCCAATGTCTGCTCAAATGTAGGTCTATTTGGGTTTGTGGAAAAACTGTGTGTGATTTTATTCGCATATCTCCCCAATCTAAACACCCCCTCACTTATAAAATATGATTTAGGAAAATTGTCCTATGATGACAGATTGAAATATTGCCTTTTGGTAATTTGGTTGCTAAAAAAAATTTCATTTATATCTTCTAGTGTCAACTCTAATTCTTTTGATACAGCTTCAATTTCATGCCGTGTGAACTCAATAATTCCAAGTTCTTTGCGATTATAGCTTTTTGTTGATATTCCCATTTTTCCCGCCAACATCAGCTGTGTTAGTTTCTTCTTTTTACGAATATTAGATAATCTAACTGAATCCATTATCTCACCTCTTTTCATTACCTTTTGGTAATTTAATTTTATATTACCAAAAGGTAATTGTCAATATAAAAATTATATTTTTGGTAATATATATTACTTTTTCTACATTTTAAATTATAATTTAGGTAATTAAAGGAGGATGGATATGGACGTTTTCAGAGAAAGATTACTTGAACAATTAAAAAAACGCGAAATGCATCAACAGGACCTAGCAGATAAAACAGAAATTACACCAGCCACTATATCCAGATACATCACTGGCAAGAGAAAGCCAAGTGGGGAAAATATAAATCGCATTGCCAAAGAGCTAGGTATATCTGCTGATTACCTCCTTGGAATTACTAACAACCCCACTACTAATGATGACCAACTAAATACAGGTGCAAAACAAAAGCTTAACGAGTATTTAAAAGATAAAGATGAAGATTACGCCGAGTTCGTTCTAAATTTAATAAAGGGGATAGATAAAAGAGAACTAGCTAAGAAAAACAAAAATAGTTTATAACAAATATATTAGGGGGAATATATATGGAAAATAAATTGTTCGATTTTATAGCAATTGACTTTGAAACAGCTAATAGCAGCATGGGGAGTGCCTGTTCAATGGGGCTTGCTTTTGTACGCAATAATGAGATTGTAGATACTAGATATTATCTTATCAAACCTCCACTATTAGAGTTCGATGTCTCGAATATAGAAATTCATGGCATTACACCTGAAATGGTTAAAGGTGCTCCGACTTTTGATAAAGTATGGCTAGAGATTGAAGAAATAGTTAATAATAACATTTTAGTAGCGCATAATGCACGATTTGATATGTCAGTTCTAAAGTGTTGTTTAGAGTTTTATCACTTTCCCATTCCTAATATAAAATATGTATGTAGTATCCCTATATCCAGCAGAGTATGCAAAAAGGTTGGCACTAGCCTTATTGAAAGAGCTGGTTTCTTAGGAATTGAGTATAATAATGCACATAACTCACTTGAGGATGCAAAAGTATGCGCCACTCTTGTTATAGAAACAATAAGACTAGACAATCAGCGATTAAAAACGCAGCCTAGAGATTTTGAAAAGTTTTGTGCTACTTATTCCAATATTACTATTTATGACTTAGGTTTATTAGAACCTCAAAGAACATTTACTAAAAAGTCAAAATATGCAGGTAAACGGATAGCTATTTCCGAGATTGCTGCCACTACAGACTCTATAGATACATTAAGTCCTTTTTATAATAAGACTTTTGTATTTACTGGAGATCTCAAAGGTATTCCAAGGAAAGTTGCTATGCAAAAAGTCGTAGATAAGGGTGGCCTTTTAAAAAGCACCGTGAACAAAGACCTGAATTTTTTGGTTTTAGGTATACAAGATCTTAAATTGGTTGGTGAAGATGGGATGAGTTCTAAAGAACGAACAGCTAAAACACTAATATCAAAAGGGGCTTCAATTAAAATTTTATGTGAAGATGAGTTTTTGGCTATGCTATAATATAATACATAAAAAAGAAAGGTTGATTGTATGGAACAAATACTTAATGAAATATTGAAAAAGTTAGATACTCTGCAAAATGATGTAACAAGCTTAAAGCAAGGGCAAGATGAGATAAAAAAAGAAGTTGTAGAAATAAATCGTAAAACTACTGTTATCTTTGATCAAACAGCGAATCTTACAGAGTTCACTACTTCTTCTACTGAGGCGTTAAAACGTATTGAAAAAGAGCTTAATACTATTGAAACAGTTACCGCAAAAAACTGCTTTGATATTACGCATCTTAAAGCAATCAAATAAACTAAAATAAATATTAAACTCGACATTAAAGACATGGCACATATTAAAAATAATATTGGCATGTCTTTTTTTGTATAAATCTATAGCACACTAAATTAGGGGGAATTAAAATGGCATTTAATCTTAAAAATATGTTTGAAGGGCTTGCAGGAAATTTATCTATACAAGACTTAGAAAAGGCTAATCAGCAATATGGCAAGTTTCTTATTGAAGGCGAACAAATTCAAGAAGCTTTTACTCTTATCCGCGATGCGGTAGTATTCACTAATATTCGTATCATAATAGTAGACAAGCAAGGAGCAACTGGGAAAAAGACTGCTATAAAATCAATATACCTTATGAATATTGTTGACTGCTCTATGGAAACTGCCGGAGCTGGGATCGATGATAGTGAAATAACTCTTACATATTTAACAAGTATCAATAGGCTTGCACATAATGAACAATTAGCTACTTATAAAATGGAGTTTCCTAAAAAAATGGAGATAGAGCCTTTATACCGTAAGTTGTTTACGCTAGGCTACAATAACCGCTTAGAACTTAATAAAGCAAACTAAAATAATAGAAGGCATGACGCAGATAAAACAAGCTTTGTTATGCCTTTTCATCTTAAACATAGGAGGGAAATTGATGCCTGATAAGTACTTCGCAACCCAAATCTTCAAATATAATCTTTTAAAAGCAACTGGCAATGAATTTCAATCTATTTTTTATCGGTTAATGGAAAACTTATATAATGATTTTGTTCCGGTAAGAACACAAGGAGCCATTGGCGATAGAAAATGTGACGGATATCTTCAAGGTAGAGGTATATTTTATCAAGTCTTTGCCCCACTTGATATTAGCGCTACAGCTACATTAAAAAGTGCTATAGATAAACTCCAAGAAGATTTTGAGACTCTATACTTGCATGTGCAAAATGGACATTGGGAAACTATTAAGGATTATTATTATATTATAGGTGATAAGACTCTTGGGATTTATCCCGATCTAGAAGACAAACGTCAGGCACTTGCAAAAAAATATCCCGGCATTAAATTTTATATAAAAGGAGAAGCATACCTCCACAGCCTGTTTAGTTCTTTAGGGGATATCTCTAAGATGACCCAGGTGTTGGATTGTTATATTCCTACTCCAAACTTCGATACTATTAATTTTGATATAATCAAAAACATTGTAACTCATCTTATAAAATCATCTCTTCCTATTATTGGGTGTGAAGATAGATATATCGCACCTGATTTTGAGGAAAAAATTGTTTTTAATAATCTTAATTCTTATATAGGTAACCACTTAAGACATGCTAACTACTTCTGTGATAACTTAAGAGATTATTTTAATTCAACTAACGATGGAGCTGAAGAAATATTAAAGGTTAAATTAAATAACTTATACAAAGAATCTATAGGTAAATTTGATGACTCTAGTGAACAATTCTTCTATATATTAAATAATTTATTTGAAATCAATGATGAATTAGATAATTTTATAAAAAACACTTACTATAGTAATATTTTTATAATAATGTCTTTTTATTTCGAAGCATGTGATATATTTGAAGAGCCCATAAAAATAGTAGATGCCTGTTAATGTGGCATCTACTTTATTTCTTCACCTAATAGCTTATCAGTGATATGATCGTCTTTTAAACGTAAGACAATCCTACTATTTAGATGAGCGGCAAAATCCTCATCTTCATTGCTAGCTAGTTCTATAACTTGATTAAAGGTATCATAATTTAAATTTGTTATATATTGTACATTGTTTTCTTTGCATATTTTATATGCTAATTTGATCATACGATATATTTGCCTAATATCGGTCTCAACAAACATAGTATTGTCATGATATATAAATCCTATTTCAGTATCCTTTTGCAACTTAAGATAAAGTAAGTCCATGCAGAAAATTTTAACATTATTAACTCCTGCTGATGCATCATCTTTGATTTCAGGTTGGATATTTAACTGAATTTTATTATCTTTATCATTATTTTCTATGCTTATTCCTGCTGTTCTAGTTTCCTCATAGATGTAATCAACAAATTCTTTAAATTGCTCAGACAACTCTTCCACGTATAATTTGATTCCATTAAGGTACTCACTGGCTTCAGAATTTTGTTTTGCAATATCTGCTTTAGTACTTAATATCTTGCTTTTTATATCACTTAAAAGGTTACTATGCTTTTCCATTCCATCTAACCTTATTTTTTTATTTAGCAGAGCTTTTTGCAAAACTTCTAGCTCACTTATACTTCCTCCGGATTTTAATAGCAACAGATTACTATTTATTCTATTATTTATTTCGTTAAGTTTTTTATCAAGATTCTTAATCTCAATACTAATCTTTTTCTTATCTTCCTTCAACCTATTTTTTCTGTTGTTTAATAGTTGAATATGAAAATTGTTTACCTCTTCTAGTTTTTTCTGAAGCATATCCGGGAAAAGTATATTTGATTCATCATATAATGATTTCACCTTATCATAAGTTACATCCACTTCTATTTTAAGACTATGATTAATTGTGTCTAGGATATTTTTTTTTAATTGAATTGTGTTAATAATATTTTGTACTTCATACTTATCATTTTCAATTTTTTCTTTGATTGCAGCATGTCCTTCGGCTATTTTAAATTCTTCTATTCTGGATTGTAAGGTAGATATATCTTTTTTTAAAGTTGTAACATTTATCCCTATATCTACTCCCTGTAAACTTTCTTTAATTGAAGGATCATTTTTAACTATCCCTTGTGCTTTACTTAGGTCATTTAACTTTTCTTTAATATCTATTTTCTTTTTTATAATATTTACATCTAGCCCTAATGCAAAACTATTGTTTAATAAAGCGATATCATCTTGTTCTCTTTTTTTGCATTTATCCCAAGTAATATATCCCTCTTTGGGAATTCTTAAAAACCTAGATATTAAAGAACGAAAGGAAATTTTATTGCATTCTATTTTCTTATCTATTAAATTATTCTCCATCCATGAATTAAATTCTTTTGTCTTCATTGTCTCATTATTTAAAATAATCGTGTTAGAATCCGAGACAGCGCGCTTAATTACATAGGGTGTGTTGTTAATATATATACTTAATGTAAATTCCCAATCATTTAATTTCGCTAATATATCTTTAGAATTAACAGATGCACCTAAGCAAAAATCAATAATCTTTAATGATAATGTTTTTCCTACCCCGTTTACAGTTTTGCCCTTTTTATTCTCTTGTCCTTTTGAACCCAAAATAATATTAATGTCACTATTATCTAGCTCAATATCTTTAAAATTACTTGGCGAGGTAAGAACTTTATTTCCCGTTAGCCGTTTTATGTACATTATAAATTTCACCTCCGCTACTTAGATTAACTGCTCCTATCATATATAATAAATCTACTGTTAGTATAAAATTGTCAAATGAATGCTTTTTCTTGATAATTCCTCGCTCAATATATTCTTTATTTAATCTATTCCAGCATTCATCTACAGTTAATGGAGTGTCTAAAATTTTAAGGATAAATGCACCTAACCCGATAAGTGATGCAGATAGCTGCATATGTTTTGAAGGCATTATCATATTCTCCACCTCCTGTCAATAGTTTATTTCATTATAGTATATTTAGTTTGTGTATGCAATTAAATGTAGCAATTTTATGAAATATTGTTTGTTACTAAAATGTATTATCGAATAAGTTTAAATAATTATATTGTAGCAATGAAATAATCAACCTATAATCTATATATAATCATTATGGAGGAATAGTAATGAAAGTAGCAATCTACGCAAGAAAATCAAAAATGAGTGAAAAAGGTGAATCAATAGATAATCAAATTAATACCTGTAAAGAATATATATCTAGATGGTCTACTTATTCGAATAATGAGGGAGAATTCGTTGTCTATAAAGACGAGGGCTTTAGTGGTGGCAATACTGATCGTCCTGAGTTCCAACGCATGCTAAATGATGCTAAAAACAATCGTTTTAACATGCTTATTTGCTATAGGCTTGATAGAGTATCACGTAATATTGCTGATTTTGCAAATACTTACCAGATGCTCCAAGAAAATAGTATAGAATTTATATCTGTTAAGGAACAGTTTGACACCTCTACCCCAATTGGTCGGGCTATGCTTAATATAGCTATGGTATTCGCTCAATTAGAGCGTGAAACGATCGCTGAGCGTGTTAGGGACAATATGCTTAGTCTGGCGCGCACCGGGCGGTGGCTTGGCGGTACAACGCCAACAGGCTTTAATTCTGAACCAATAGAATACTTAGATCAAAGTATGAATACCAAAAAGATGTATAAGTTAACTGAGGATCAGGAAGAACTGGAAAAAGTAAAACTTATTTTTTCAAAGTTCCTTGAAATAAAAAGTTTACGCGGCACTGAGTCTTATTTATTAATACAGGATATTGTTACAAAAAGAAGTTGTAAATACACTGCTGCAACAATTAAAGATATTTTAATTAATCCCGTTTATGTTGCTGCTGATAGCCATATATATGACTACCTATCTTCTATTGGCTGTCAAATATGTAATCAAGAAAAAGAGTTTAATGGTAAATGCGGTCTTATGGTTTATAATAAAACTTCCCAAAGTGGCAAATCAGCCTCTTCTAAGGACTACAGTGATTGGATCGTAAGCATCGGAAAACATAAGCCTATTGTTAGTGGTAATGAATGGATATTAGTACAAGAACTATTAGCCTCTAATACATCTAAAAGCTTCTATACGAAGGATACAATGCAATATGGTCTATTAACCAACCTAATTAAATGCACGCACTGTGGCTCAAATATGAAGATTAAGAAAGGTAAAATAAATGCTGATGGGAGTTTAGCTTATACATATGTCTGTACCACTAAAGAAATGTCTAGAAGAACTAAATGCTCAGTTAAAAACATTATTGGCCAAGAAGCTGATAAGGATGTTCTAGACTATCTATTAAAGCTTGCTGAAGATGACTCTTTTATGCAGTCTACTCTCTCGCTAAATAAAGTTACTATTACAAGATCAATAGAACAAACATCCAAAAAGCTTACTGAACTAAAAGAATCGCTCATAGAAAACGAAAGCTCTATTAATAACTTAATGAACCAATTAGCAAAGCTCCCTCCAGAGAGCGGTCTTATAGATCGATATATGAAGCAGCTAAATGATTTAGATACGCTAAATAAAAGTATTAAAGATAATATAGAAAAATTACAGTCTGAAGAAACTGCGCATCACACTATAAATCTTAATTTGGATTTAGTTAAAAAAGCACTTAGTGACTTAATTGGTCTTAAAGATTCCGATGATATCCACGTACAACGCTCTCTTGTGCGTACTGTTATTGAAAGTGTCACATGGGATGGTGAGAATCTTCATATTGATTTATTTGGTCAGAAAAAGCTTGATGCTGAACAATGGAACTCTACGCACTTGTGTAGGGATAGTAAATGCAATCCCTACTGCTGAGGGAGCTATTCAATATGCCATGCAAAATAGTGAAATTACCCTACATGATAGTAAATGTCTTGTATTAGGATTTGGGCGTTGTGGCAAAATATTAGCACATAAGTTGCAGGGATTAGGTGCAAAGGTTTCGGTTGAAGCAAGATCAACATTAGACCTCGCTTATATTAGCACATATGGATATACTCCAATTCCACTTTATGAGTTAAATAAGCATTTAGGAGCGTTTGATTTTATTTTTAATACCATTCCAGTTATTATATTAGATCATCAAACTATCGATTTATTTAAACCAGATGTAGTTTATATAGAACTCGCTTCTATCCCTGGTGGCATAGATACAAAGTACTGTCATCAAAAAGGTATCCGGCATGTACCAGCACCTAGTTTGCCTGGTATTGTTGCACCTAAAACTGCTGCTAATATTCTATATCAATGCCTCTTATTGATTTTACGTAATCAGGGGGCGAATTTATGA